ACGAGCCGCTGGCACGAGCCGAACTGCAGCCGGCGGATCTTGGGAAGCAATTTTAGACTCAGGGTTTGATCGCTTTACGGCGCCTCTGCACAGCGGATTCGACGGTCTAGATATTGTAGAGCCGGAACCATTTAACAATACAGATTTGGGAGCGGTCCCTAATGAGTTTGAGAACTATGCTTTTAACAGCATCAAGAGAGCCATCGACTCGGTAGCCGATCCCGAGGCTGTAGAAATGAATTTGGCCACCATCCCTGGTCTTACTCAGGCGGGGCTTACCACGCAATTATTAGACACCTGCGAAGCCCGGGCCGACGCCCTAGCTGTTATCGATTTAGAGGGCGGCTATGTTCCCGTTACTGAGAATACTCAAGACTTTGCAAGTCGACGAGGGAGTGTTGGCGCCACCATTAGCGCGCTACAATTGCGCGGCTTAAATTCAAGCTACGGGTGTTCTTACTATCCATGGGTACAAATGCGAGACAGCATTACCGGAATGATACTCTGGGCNCCCCCCTCTATTGCGGCNCTGGGGGTTTTCTCCAGTTCACAAAGGAGAACGGAAGTATGGTTTGCTCCTGCCGGTTTCAACCGGGGTGGGCTGACTGTCGGAGCCGCAGGGGTCCCGATTATAAATGTTGTCGAAAGGCTTACTCGCAAGGATCGCGACAATCTTTATGAGGCGAATATCAATCCAATCGCTAAGTTCCCGGCTGAGGGTCTAGTAATCTTTGGACAGAAAACACTTCAAGTGACCCCATCGGCCCTAGATCGAATTAATGTACGACGACTCTTGATTTTCCTCAAGAAACGAATTTCACAGATTGCCACTCAAATTCTATTTGAGCCCAACATTCGTAAAACGTGGGATCGATTCACTGGTCAGGTTAACCCCTTCTTAGAAGAGGTTAAGACAAACTTCGGACTGTCTGATTACAAGCTCGTACTCGACGATACTACTACCACTCCGGAGTTGGTAGACCGAAATATCTTGTACGCGAAGATCTTCTTGAAACCCACCAAGGCCATAGAATATATCGCACTTGATTTCAATATAACAAGAACGGGAGCCTCATTTGTAGATTAATAAAGGGAGTATTTTAGATACTTCTACTATTTAATTTTAGGAGAATAAGACATAATGGCATTTTGGAATTTAGCATCATCAGAACCAAAGAGACAACATAGATTTTTGGTTAATTTTAGCAACCTGCAGACAGAGGATGGTCAAACCTTCCAAGAGTACCTCGCCATGACGTGCGGAACGCCGGGATATAGCATCAATGCTGTGACCCACAAGTTCCTGGGGAACGAATACCATTACCCAGGTACCGTCACGTGGGATGAAATCCAGATCGGTATTGTTAACTCTGTGAATCCTGATGGAAACTCACTTCTGTATAATGCTTTGATGACTTCGGGCTATCTTAAGCCCGACGAACAGGCTGATGCCTTTAATTCAGGCGATCCTATCGGGACTGTCAACAAGGCCCAGGCGCAGTCCGGCCTCGGAGATGTAATTATCCGCGAACTCGATGGCGAAGGCGTCCCTGTGGGCACCTGGACCCTGAATAACGCGTGGATTACAAGCGCTAAATTCGGCAATTTGGATTACGGCGCGGATGCTATGCTGGATATAACTATAGGCGTTAAATATGACTGGGCTACGTATGAAACCGGCCAAGCGGCAGGCCTCGCAGGCGTGCTCCCCGCGTAGGTCTTATCGAGAAGAAAAGAGGTGATGAGTGAGTAGACGAAACAATGAGGAGCGCCTTGGAGCGCCCCACCCGGACAGTAGCCCTCCCCCCGCAGTACAAAAAGATTCAGAAGATATGTTTTCCTTTGTGGTGCCTACAGAATTTGTAGATTTACCAAGCGAAGGAAAATATTATGCAGAAGGCCATCCACTTTGTGGACAAACATCTGTTGAAATAAGACATATGACGGCCAAAGAGGAAGACATCTTAACTTCCGAGAGTCTTTTACGTAAGGGCTTAGCAATTGAAAGATTATTGCAGGCGCTCCTGGTCAATAAATCGATACGTATCCCCGATCTCTTGGTTGGCGATAAGAATGCTTTAATTTTGGGCGCTCGTATAACCGGGTACGGTCCTTTTTATAAGACCAATATTCTTTGTCCGGCTTGCGCCGACAAACAAGAGGTGGACTTTGATTTAACCCTTATCAAGACCAAGGAGAGCGATTCTGTCGATGGAATATATGTTTCCTCGGAGACCAAAACATTCTCATTGACATTGCCCCAGTCGGGTGTTGAAGTAGAGGTGCGTCTCATGACAGGTCGCGACGAGCGTCGTTATCTAGAATTGACGGAGACCAAAAAGAAGAAAAAGCTCCCTGAGGCTGGCTCCACAGATTTACTAAAACTTCTGATAGCTTCCGTTAACGGGAGCAGTGATCCCCAGGCGGTAAGCAAGCTAATACAGGCTCTCCCCATAAAGGATTCGCGCTACATTAAGCGAGTATACGAGTCGATAACTCCTGATTTAGACATGACTTTACAATTTGAGTGTTCAAGTTGTTATCATGAGGGAGGTGTCCCGGTACCATTAACCGCGGACTTTTTTTGGCCTAAGTGAGGATTATCTTGAAGCCGTTTATGAGGAATTATTTGTTTTAAAACATTACGGAGGATGGAGCTTCATCGAAGCATACAGTCTGCCTGTTCAGCTTCGTCAATGGTTTGTTAAAAGACTCATTAAAGAATTCGAAAAGAAGAAAGAAGCTGAAGAAAAGGCCATGTCTAAACATAAGCTCGATCGGTAGTAGAGTTTTGTTAATTCAGAACTAATTATTATGTTATTTTAGAGGGTCTCCAATGAATGATTTACAGCCGTTAGTTATTAAATTAAACGTTGCCAAAAGCAAACAGCTCAATGAAAGTTTCATTTCTACTTTCGGGTCAGTTGTTAAATTTTTATTGGGGTACATGTTTGGAGACGCCAAGGCCCCCGTCAGCGTTAAAGAAGAAAACAACGCCCCTCTTTCCGATTTACGACTTAAAATAATAGGCTCCCCTTCGCAGGTAGATTCTTTTGTAAAAGCGCTTACGCTTGAAAAGAACTATATGCAAACCTATATGGAGCTAGGTCTCCAGGACCCGGAAACACTAGATGCCAGACATGCCCTAAATAGGGCTGTGGAGGAGTTCGAAAAGGAAACCGAAATTCGGTGGCCTTTCCAGAACTAGAGGTAGCTTCTGATGCCCGACGACATAATCAAGCAAGAAAGAGCCCTGCAAGCGGCTCGCGACCTCCATGAAGAGAAACTAAGAGGTCTCCAAATAGCCCTAGACGAGCATGCGGCCGCTGTACGAACCAAAGCAGATTTGGATGATGTAATAAAGCTTAAAAAGGCTGAGTTTGAGAGCAAAAAAGAATTCATCCAGGCCTCTAAAGACGAACAAGTGGCTATCCTAGCTCTCTTGAGAGCCAAGTTAGACTTGTCTGCAACGACGGCCGCTGACAGAGTGCTTATTGAGGCCGACATAGCACGATATAAGAACCTGATCAAAGAATCTACTAGGATGCAAAAAGCACTCTCGGAAGAATCGGCCAGGTGGAAAGAACTGGCCGATGCGCGCCAATCTGCCCAAAAGGCCGGTGAAGCTCTTGCTGAAGGTATTTTTGGGCTTGATAATAAAATATTAAAATTAGGCGAAACCCTGAAAAAGGCCACGGAGGGCGACGGAGGCCTGAAAGACTTCGCCAAGGGATTCAAAAAGGCTCTTAAGCCAGCAAAACTTATGGGCGCCGGGCTCTTGAAATTGTCTGAAGCCGCCACCTTCTTTTTGATGGCCTCGGTTAAGCTAGCTTTGGCACAAGAAGAAACGATAGCTAAATTTAAAGCCGCCACGGGAGCGGGTAACGAGTTTAACGCGGCGATGACCGGGATGCAGAGGGAAATGGCATTCTCCGGAGTTACCGTCGAGGAAGCGGGCGAATCATTTACTGCTCTATATTCTACCATGAGCGCGTTCACGGAAGAATCGGGAACTGTTCAGAAAGAAATTGGAGGCACCGTCGCACTCCTGGCACAGTTCGGGGTAGCAGCAGAAACGTCTGCCAAAAATCTAGATTTTGCTACGCGCGCTATGGGTATGACCGGGATGGAGGCTGAAGGCCTTCTCCGAGATCTTAAATCAACCGCCGATGCTTTACAGGTGCCCCCAGCAAAAATAGCTGAGAGCTTTGCTGCAGCCGCACCAATCCTGGCGCGCCATGGCAAGGATATGATGAAAGTTTTTGATGGGCTAGCCGCCCATGCCAAGGCTACAGGCCTAGAAGTGAGTCAGCTATTAAATGTGGTAGGCAAATTTGATACCTTCGAAGGCGCAGCAACCTCGGTTGGACGCCTTAACGCAATTATGGGCGGCCCCTATCTTAACTCTATCGATATGTTAAACGCCACCGAAGAAGAGCGTATCGACATCCTTAAGCGATCCATCGACATGTCCGGAATGCAATTTGATCAGATGGGGCGTTTTGAAAAGATGGCCATGGCCGATGCTCTTGGAATGAGCGTCGAAGAGGCGTCGCGAATCTTCGGAGCCTCCACCATTGAAATGGAAAAACAAGCGCTCGCTCAAGAAAAGCTTGCAGATCAGGCGGCAAAAGTTCAATCAATCATGCAGCAGCTTAAAGCAGCTTTCTCGGCATTATTAATTGATATGCGCCCCTGGATAGATGAGGTTCTGATGCCAATGATCGACGGTTGGCGCGAGGCAGCGAAAGGAGGCGATACCTTCGGAAAGAAACTAGACGAGATCCGTCAAAAGATTCTTATGTGGAGCGGTGTGCTGGGCACCATCTTATTGGTGGCTGGTGTTGCCGCGATGTTCTTCCCAGCCACCATCATGATGGGTCTTCCCATGATTATGGCTGGTGCCAGCATGCTAGGTGTTTCCATAGCAGGCGCCACGGCCGCCGGCGCCGCGCGCAAACAGAGCGTAAAGCGACGCGTGGAGGAAACCGCAGCGCCCTTGGGAAGAAATGTCCGACGAGCAGCTTCCGGTGGCGTGGTGGGTCCCAGTTCGGCCCTCACAATGGTGGGCGAAGGCGGCCCTGAGTTAGTAGAAATGCCTACGGGTTCACGCGTTACTTCCGCTCCTGCCACTAAAGAACTTACAGACTCATTGCAGCGTCTGACGAACAAGATTGATAGGCTTGGATCTGGGTCTGGACGAGAACAGCCTGTCGTTATTAAGATAGGGGAACGCGAATTCGGCTCTATTGTACTAAATTCTCTTGACCGAAACCGAAACGCTCTTCTAACAAGTTCCTAATTAAGAACTATATAGTTAAGGGGGTTAATAGATGGCGGCCGAACAACCAAGAAATGTAGCGGGCACTGGTGCCTCGACAATTCCGGGGAGTCCCAAAAATCCAAATTGGAAGATTTACTTTACTCATTTTGCGACCGGCGCGGCGGTAGCATTCGAGGGGTGGCTTACCGAATTTTCGGATAATTTCTCCTCTCAATGGAACGAGGAGACTGCGTATGGGCGCATGGATCCGTTGGTCACATTTCAGCGAACCGGCAGAAAGATTTCAATGTCGTTTGATATTCCATCTGCTACGCGACAAGAATCGATCCATAATACGGGCAATCTGGATTTATTAATTAAGTTCCTGTATCCAGTGTACGAAACGGGTGAAAGAAATTTTAATAACGTTCTAAAGAGCGCCCCGCTTATAGGATTGAAATGGGCAAATCTCGTAGCCAACAACCCGGCCGATGGAGAGCAGCTTGTCGGATACTTAAATGGAATTAGTTATTCGCCGGTACTTGACGCAGG